TCAACAGTAAGTATCTTAGATGCCGAAATAAAGAATGACGGTCTGATTATCTCCGATATCGATAGACTTGATACAGTAGATGCAATAATCAAAAAACTCTCTAATGAAGCGGCATTAAATGCATTACCAGAAGAGGATTACAAAACTGTTAAGAAATATGAAGATGGCGTTAAGAAGATAGTCACTACTGCACAGACTGGACACCGTGCTGATTTGACAAACGCTGCCAACATAGGCATGATACAGGCAGAAATAGCAATAGCAAGTGTGAAACATGATTCGTTATCTGCTAAGACGTACTATTTTGATCCTCAAGAAGAACTCGCTATGATAGTGGAGTTAGAAGATCTTGAAACAGACCTTACTATAAAACACCTTGCTCAACCAGACGAGACAATAGGGCAAGTTGCAACTATAGAAACGGGCGGCACAACTACTTTTGTTCCAATAGATATTCCAGTAGAACAAGTTACTGTAGCCCAACAGCCAGTTGTATTTAAAACGACCGGTCTTCCCACTAATACATATGATATTCTTTTACCAGGAAGTATGAGAGATAAACTAGATGCAGTCGGAGGAGATATGTCCATGTTAAGTCAACACGCAGAGGCTCAAAAGATATATAAGTTAATAACAAATACTGATAACGCACAGATGAAAGTAGTAACAGATGATGCAGGAATTAAAATCAAGGTTAAAGACTTTTCTAAAGTAGGCGCAATTACATATACAGATGCGAATGGTGACTCTCAGACTATTGATCCTGTTGCACTTTTTAGTCTACACACAACTACAAAGACAGATATGTACCCAATGTATCATAGCGATTATGATGCCATAAAAAATGGTATCTCTGATTTATTTCCTAATATTTCTACAACAAATAATATCTACTCAAAAGGAAATATATTAACCAGGGATGCAAATGGTGGATTAATAATAGATATAAATCCAAATAAATTCATAGTAGACCCTAACCCATAACACGAGGAATAAATAATGGCATTCTCAGACATTATCGAAGAACAGAAGAAACATCAAGAATCTCCCATTGTCAAGGCATTGGGCAGAGGTATCTATAAGGCTGTAGTTGTTATTACTAATCCGACAACAAAAGAAGTTTATATTGACCCGACTGGACGAGGCAGACTAGCCGCGTATATTCCATCTCTGGGTGGTAATCCCTCTGAGCCTATGTTTTTTCAACATGCCAGTAATACTGGTTCATTTGGTGCGCCTGTTGACCATGGAACTACTATTCTTGTGTTCTTTAGTGAGGGTGGTTCTGTGTCTGAAGGATATTGGTTCGCAGTTGCACAAGAAGTATTTGATATCGTTAGTGGTGGTGCAAGAGGCAAGCCACATATAGATGGAAAGGGTCAAGGTGAAGGTCTGTTTAAGAATATCGGTGCGGCCAAAGAAACCGCAAAAACACTTGATGGAGTAACTCTAGCAGATGAAGAAATAGAGAATAGCGCCAGAAATGAGGTTATAGCCGCACAAGGAACATACAGTGATTATGTAAGAGGCTCATCTACTGCTTCTCCTCATAGAGATGCAAACTATGAAACACCTCAGTTACCTAAAGTTACTGGATTTAAAACACCTGGTGGCTCTGCAATCACAATTGATGACGGTAGTATCGATGACACGGGTGAGATTCATCCTGAACAAATAAGAATAACAACACAATCAGGCGCTGCCGTTATTTTAGATGGTGGTAATGATACCATTTACGCAATAAACAGCACGGGCACTGGATGGGTAGAAATTGGAGCAAGTGGTGAAGTCATGGTCTACGCAGAAGGCTCACTGAATATGAGAACAGAAAAAAATTTCAATCTTCGTGCTGATAAAAATATCAACATAGAAGCAGGCGAAAATATTAATATGCGTAGTGTTAAGTCCACCAAGATTAATGCTACCGAAGAATTACATCTACGAAGCAAAGGAGCACAGTTCTTGCAAAGTGAAGCAGGAATGAACGTTGATGTCGGAGTCAATTGTTTAGTAACAACTGGTGGCATATTGCATTTGAATGGACCAATTGCACAAAAATCAGAACTCATTCTAGTTGGTGAAATGGAAGATATGCAAAATTCTGAAAATACTAAACTTAAAGAGACAATTGTATCTTGTATGCCAACACATGAACCATATGTTAGATCCCAAGCAAAAGAATTGAAAGACACAGCAAGTGCTTATGCAATAGGCGCCGCTAGTGATGAAGGTTGTAAAAACGCGGAAATCAAAAAATGATATACGATAAACGAAAAGGTTCATTATTAAATTACATACAGTTGCCGTTACACGTAATAACCCCTACTGGTACATACTTAGGAACGGGATATGACACAAAAGGCAAACCAACCTACATACTATCTCATGTGAAAGTGAACTTAGAGGATACGACCACCTTGACGTTTTCATCAATGAGTAAAAACGCTATAATACTAGACAATAAACCAACACTTACGGTCACAGACAATATTGTCGGTTACAATTATAAAGTGTCTAATACTGAAACGAATTATGGATATATAACTGTTGCAGGCACTCGAATAGATATCGAATCTAAAAAGATAACGAAACCAATGGCTGAATTTATTTTAGAAAAACAATTACGAAACATCGGTAACATATTAGAAAAGTTTATCAAAGTAAAAATATCACAACCACATTATGACGCACTATTATATCACTTCTATAATGAAGGCACGAGTACTATAGAAAATAGTTCAGTGATTGCTCTTATAAATGCAAAAGATTGGTATGCTGTAACTGACGAAATTCAAACAGACTTAATGAAAAATGGCAGAGTAGATGACAAAATAGCACAACGAAAAATAAAAACTGCAAAGATGTTCAGTTACGTGCCAAGTTTTTCTTAACGACTATCTATGACTTTATCTGCTAATCCATAAGCAACAGTTTCTTCTGCTGACATGAAGTTGTCACGTTCCATCGCTTCAGTTAACTCATCAAATGTCTTTCCAGCAGAATTATGATTCACGTAGATTTGAGTCAATCTTTCTTTAAGTTTCATCATTTCATCGACTTGAATCTTCATATCGGTTGCTTGACCACCTGCACCACCACTTGGTTGATGTATCATTGTACGAGCATTCGGTAACACATGTCGTTTTCCTTTCGCACCTGCTTGAGCAAGTAACGAACCCATAGAACATGCTTGACCCATTACAGTAGTTGCAACATCAGAACCGATAAATTGCATCGTATCATAGATTGCCATACCGGACGTGACTGCCCCACCTGGAGAATTGATATAAAAATGAATATCTTTGTCTGGATTCTCTGCTTCTAAGAATAATAACTGGGCACAAATCAAGTCTGCTTGGTAGTCATTCACTTCGCTAGTCAAAAATATCACTCTTTCTTTTAATAAACGAGAGAAAATATCGTAACTACGCTCTCCATTTGCTGATTGGTCAACGACCATTGGTACTAGATTTGGCATATCTTATTATCCTTGTTGTGATTATTACTATTATTTATATACTATCATAACAGAATTGCATCCAATTGTCAATCTAAAACTGCGAAGTTTATACCAAGATAAATACATTTAGTAATTAACTACAGAGAAAAGAACAAAATGGCATTATTCACTGGTTTTAGCACAAAAAGTAAAAAAGCAATCAATCATGAGTTGACTGATAAAGATTTAGTGGTCGAAGACCTTATGAATCATATCATGACTCGTAGAGGTGAACGTGTAATGCTACCCAATTATGGCTCTATTATTCATGATATGTTATTTGAACCCTTAACATCTGAAACAACTGAGTTAATTGAAGAAGATTTAACAGAAATTATAAAAGATGATCCACGGTGTAACTTTGTTAGTATTGAAGTTACTGATTCGAATCACACTATTAACGCAATCGTGCGCCTTCAAATTCTACCAACGAATGAGCCAGTAGAATTAAAAATAGATTTAGAGAGAGAATAATATGAGCCAAGAACGAACAGACAATTTATTTGCAAGTGAGAGTTGGACAGCAGTATATACTGCATTTACTAACATCAGTCTTAAAGCATATGACTTCGACACAATCAGAGAGGCATTATTAGCCTACACGGTTCAAACTTATCCTGATAAATTTAATGATTTCATTGCAAGTTCAGAATTTATTGCTATCTTAGATTTGGTCGCGTATCTTGGACATAGTTTATCATTTAGATTGGACATGAATACTCGTGAGAACTTCATGGACACTGCTGAACGTAGAGCAAGTATTCTACAAATGGCAAAGACACTAGGTTACAACAAAACTAGACCAATCAATGCAAAAGGCTTCATGAAGATTACTAGTGTAACAACTGACGAAGGTGTACTCGACAATGAAGGTGTCACTCTGGCTGGTAAGAATATTATTTGGAATGACAGTAATAATGTAGATTGGTATGAGAACTTTATCAGTATCTTAAATTCTTCATTCGCAGGCACAACTAAAATTCAGAATCCATCATCTACTTTAACTATAACAGATGTTGAGCATTCTTTATATGAGATAAACGAAGACACAAATACAAAGAGCGTAAACTATCCATTTTCTGCAAACATTAATGGCAAGGGCAGAGAATTTGAAGCAGTTCGTGTAGCATTAAACACGGTTGATAAAAAGATATTTGAAGCGGAGCCTAACCCAGGTAACAACTTTACAATTGTTAATAGAAATGACAGTTTGGGTTCAGCAAGTGATAGAACTGGATTCTTTGTATATGCAGTACAGGGCACACTTGCATTTCAAGATTTCACTTATAATAATAAAATCTCAAATAGAATAGAAGCAATAAACGAACCTAATATATCTAATTCTGATGTGTGGATTCAGAAGATAGACTCAGTTAGAGATTACGTATCAAGTGTAACATCAATTGATAACAACACGAGAGAGACAGCAATCTACAACAGTTTACGAACTGGTTCTGGAGATATTGTAAGTATAAATTCTAATGACAACAACGGAATTGATCTACATTATCCAGATGGTGTTTTTGGCAACGCGGCATATGGCAACTACAGAGCATGGTATAGAATAGTTGACAACGATAATTTCTCTGTAAATACGAACGACATTACTGATAAAATTATAACAATTCCATATATCGGAACTGACAACAGAACTTATAGACTAACATTAACAATGTCAAGTACGATTGACTTTGGTGAAAACTTCGCTGGTGAAACATATTCTAGTGTGAGAAGAATTGCTCCAAGAAGTTATTACGCACAAGACAGAATGGTCAATGCACAAGATTATAATGTATATCCTCTATCTTTAGGAAACAATGTAGTTACTAAATTAAAATCAGTAAATACATCATTTGCTGGCAACTCACGTTTTTATGAAACTGATGACGTTCTAGGACATCACTCTAACTTGAGTGTGACTGGTTCAGATGGAAGTTTATTTATTGAAGATGAGATAGTATCAATCCCATTGAGTTACAATAAACTACAAGGAAAGAGTGATAACTTTATAAGAAATGAATTATCCAAAGCACTGAAACATCCAAGTTTATTGAATAGTTATTTTCATAAGAATAAATTAGTATCGCCTGCTACTAGTAATAATACAGTTATTGAACAGACAACAACTTACAGCGTTGATGCAACAGATGGAATGAAAATTACAACAGTTGCCGCACCAACTAGTGGCGTTTTTGTAGGAGACTACGTTGAGTTATTAATGACTGCATCGGGAAAAACTATTTGGGCAGATGTTAAGAAAGTAGAAACAACGACTTACACAAACGATACACTTACATTAAATAAGTTTATTCCAGAAGTTGGAACACTTAAATCAGTAGTGAGGGGATTTAGAACTAAATTCACGGATGGTGAAATCGTTAAAATTAAAGAGGTAGTTGATAGTAGTACTGAGCAAACTTTTACGTTACGATACATATACTCAGCGTCTAAA